AAAACCGCATGGGATTTATTACGCCGCGGCGGAAATTCAAAAGTTTTTGACGTAATCCCAATGGCCGAAAAACCTGTGAAATTCAATGTTCCCGCAGAGGAAACAAAAGTTGAAACCCATATTGTGGTTGAATCACCAATTGAGGAGGAATTAGAGCAATCAAATAGTCCCGAATTGGAATTTGTTGACATTGAAGCACCAATCCACGAAGAAAAAACCGAAGAACCAAGCGAAGAACCGACCGAAGAAACCCCAAAAAAACGCGGTCCAAAAGCCAATAAATAAAACAACAACGACCCATGTCAAAAATCGAAAATTTTTTGAAAAAAATCGGTGTTCCGTCGGACGCAATTACCAAATTGACAACCGAGGACGATACAACACCAATTGAAGAAATCGCAACGTCGTTCAAAACAGTACAACGCGACGTTTTGAAAAACGATCCTGAATTCATTCAACCAATGAAAGACGAAATCCGCGGCGCGGAATTGTCGAAGATTGAACATAAATTGAAAAAAACATTCAATTTACAGTCCGAAGATATTAAGGATAAGAAATTCGACGAAATCATTTCAATCGCATACGAAAGCGCGTCCAAAGCAACGGCGCAAGGTGCGGACGAAATTCAAAAAAAGGTGATTGAATTGTCGAATGAAAACAAACGATTATTGGAGGAGGTAATTCCCGCCAAGGAATTGGAGGCAAAGAAACAAATCACAACATTCAAACGTGAATCAATCATTTCCCAGGCGATTGCCAAACGTCAATTGATTGTTTCAACGGAAGTGGTTTCACCCGCGGTTCGTTCGTATTTGGAACAAAATTATAATGTTGACGTTGACGACAACGGTCAATTGGTTGTGAAAACAAAAAATAATTTGAATCCATTGAACCAAGACGGAACAAAAATCGTTACCTTTGACGAAATATTGGACGGGCATTTGACCCAATTGGGTGTTGTGAAACAATCAAACGGTTCACCAAACAATCAAAACGCTAATCCAAAAGGAACGCCACCAAACCCGCCAAGCGGAGGAAACGGCGAACAAAAATTCAATTTGCCAGGTCTGAAAATGGCCCAACAAAATGCGGATAATTTGACCAAAATGAAAGTTTTCGGTCAAGGAAACGCAGAATAAAAAACGGGCCGTCGGGCCGAAAACGAATTCCACGGGTTCGCCAAACCAAAATGGCAAACAACGGGGGACCGACCCATTTCGGAATGATCACATTTTTCATGTGGTTGTTACGCAATGGGTTTCGTGTTTTATAACCCCAAACAAACAAACAAAAGTTAAACAGTTAAAAACTAAAAAAAATGGCATTTACACAAGGATTGTGTCAAAAGTTGCAAACGGATTTGAATTCGGTTGCGGGTATTAACGCACCCGCATTAAAGCGCGATCGCGTTGGGTATTTGGACGCCCTAATGTCCGAAGAAAACCGCATGGGATTCGAAGCGATTCCAATTCCAACGAACGGAAAATATCGCGCGGTTCAAGTGAATTACATTCAACGCGGAATCGCTGATTCTGTGAATTTGACATGTACAAATTCATGTGACACCGACCAAGAAATCGCACCATTGGAAACAATTGTGAACATCACCAATTGCATTGAAACAAAGGGAATGAAATTTTCCGAGGATCAAATGCGTAAATTGTGTGAAGCGGACGCGGTTTACGTTTCGAGCGTAATCATGGCGCAAATGAACGCGTTGAACACGGCGTTAAACCAACAATTGTTGGCGGGTCAATCTTCAAATTTTGGTAAATTTGCAGACGGCACAACTGAAAAGGCAATTCAATTGTTTTTAGGTAGTGAAACCAACGCGCCACGCGCAATGGCGTCGGCACAAATTCGCCACGAATATGATTTAGTTGGTGCAAGTGGTGCGCCAATGATCATTGGAGGTGGAAATTTTGATTTGTACGCAAAGACACAACAAATCGCTTGTTGTAATTCAACCACAGGAACCGACATGGCTCGTTGGACGGATTACATGTATTACAATGACCGTTTCGTGAATACCGTAATTGGTGCAAACGAATTCATTGTTTTAGCACCTGGAGCGGTTCAATTGTTAACCTGGAACAAATACGTTGGTGATTACGCAAAGCGTAACGACGTATTCGAACACGGAACAATCACCGATCCATTCACGGGATTGACGTATGATCTTAAAGTTCATTACGACGATTGCGCTGACGAATGGTCAATCAAATTGTCATTGAATTGGGAATTGTTCTTTTTACCTGAAAACGCGTTCAACGAGGACGACATCAATTCGGGTGTTAATTACACATTCCATTTCTCGGATTGTTCAACCATTATTGGTTGCGAAGTTGCATAAATTAAAAATACCACCCCGATCGAAATGTTTGGGGTGGTATAATTAACAAAAGTTAAACAAATAAAAAAATAAAAACATGGCAATTTGTCCAAGTACATGCGCCCCCGATTTGCCCGAAAGTTATTCGGGTGGGTGTGGCGTTACAACCCGCAATGGCGGAATTTCAAAATTGGCGTTCGTAAAATGTGATTACGAATTTACCGACATTTCGGATCGAACCGAGTGGATCGCAGCAATTGCAGCGGGAAACGTTGTTTTGACGGGTTTGTTGTTAGGCCAAAAACCAAAGGGATCATTCACGAAGAAAAGAATTTCTTCATGTGGTCCCGAAGCGATTGTTGGCGGTGAAAAATCCGTGACATTCCAGGATTACAATTCAGATCCCGAAGATTGCACCGACACGGATTTTTGGAACGCGATTCAATCGAACGCGACCAATTATCAATTCGGTTATTACACATGCGACGGGTATTTTTACGGATTGATTCCGTCGTTTCAAATCGAAGTTGACCAAGTTATCGAGGACAACAACACGGGGTCAATTTATTTTGACGGAACCGTGACATGGAACACGACAACAATTCCATGTGGCGTTCAAGTTAATTTGGACGGAATCTAATTCCACCGAATTTTTGTTCATTGAAAACCCCGTGGTGAATGTTGCCATGGGGTTTTTTTTCTTATTTTTGAAAATACAAATTAAAATATTCAAGACATGATTTATCACGAAAAAAAATTGATCAACATGGACAAAACCACGGTGGCGGCCATTAAATCATTTCAAAAAAATATTGGTCGATTGGACGTTTTTATCATTGCCGCAGACAAAAAGTCGAGTGATAATATCAAACAAATGGAAAAAGTCGCGGGTGGAACATTCACCAAAGCCGCATGGACTAAATCCGTAGCAAATGGCGAAGGTGTTATTTTAACAGTCAATTCAAAGTATTTTCGTCGTCGGGCAACCAAGCCCGTTTTGGCGGCCATTGAAACGGTCAAAAAACAATTCGAGGGATTGACGTTTGAACAAGTTGACCACAAAAAATTTGCGGCGTTTTTTATTGCTTACAAATCAAAAGCAATTGAAGAACCCGTAATTGAAAAACCCGCGTAATCATGAAGAAACCATTCAAATATTTTGTGATCCATTGCACCGCCACATACGAAGGTGACAACATAACGCCTGAAACAATCGTTCGTTGGCACACCGCAGAACCGCCAAACGGTCGCGGTTGGTCCCAGGTTGGATATTCCGATATGATTTTGTTGGACGGTTCGCGTCACCAATTTGTGAAACACAACGGTGATCGATTTATCGACACCAATGAAATCACCAATGGCGTTAAAGGAATCAATTCAATCGCGCGTCACGTTGTTTACGTCGGCGGATTGGAACCAAAAATGGCAAACAAAAAAGCCAAGGCCAAAAACACATTGAACACGGCCCAAAAACAAACGTTGATTGGAATCATTCATGAGGTGTTGGCGTATCAACCCGACGTGATCATTGGAGGCCACAATCAATTCAACAACAAAGCGTGTCCGTCGTTTTGGGTTCCGAAATTTTTGGAATCAATTGGCGTTCCCGAAAAAAATATTTACAAAAACGATCCGTTCGGTTATGGCAAATTGCTTCAATAATTTTATTGGGATCAAATGCGTTTCCCAAACCAATCCCAAATCGGGGTTGTTCATTGACGATTTGGAGGGAATCAATTTAAGATTCGCCGCCGACACCGCAGACGCGGGATTTTCGTCGGGTGTCCAAATGTTGGAATCAAAAATCCAATTTGCGACCCAATTGGTATTGGACGAAATCGCGCGTTTCACGTTGCCATATTTCCGCATGAATTCCATTGTGGACGAATTGGTCGTTGGTGAATTTCAACCTACATTTTTGCCAGGCCAAGCAACCGACCGCGGAGTTCGCATTACAACAAGGGAATCGAGGTTGTTACGCGTCCGCGTTCAATCGGTGAAAATACGCATGGCCGAGGGATTGGCAAATGGTGAAATTAAAATCGTTGACGGGACCGAGGTAACGGAATTTCCGTTTCAATGCGACACAAGTGGAAACGCTGAAATTTTCCCCAATTATTTGTCACAATCCGCGGAGGTTTTTGTTGTAATGGACACGGAAGATTATTCACCAAACAACACTAAGGTCAAGGGAGGTTGTACATGTTCAACTAAAAAATCTGAATTTTTAGTGGCCAACGGTTGGAACGGAACAAGCACAACAACCACGTCTTTCGGATTAATTGTCCAGGCCAATGCTGAATGTTCGGTTGACGAAATCGGTTGTATTTTGGCTCAAAAAATTAGATTCGCGGTTTTGTACAAATCGGGAATTGAAATCGTTAAAGAGGCGTTGACAACCGATCGTTTGAATTCGGTGACATTATTGGATTCCGATAAATGTCAATTTTTATTGGCGGAATTTGAAAAACAGTATAAACAACATTTCGAAACCGCAGTCCAAACATTGCCAACATTATTTTCAAGGATTGACGATATTTGCATTATCTGCAATCAATCGCGTTATGTTTACGGAACACCATAAATTATAAATAAATGAAATGTAATTGTAATAAACCAAGCCGTCCCGCTTCGCGTCCCGTTTCACGTCCGACGTCAAGACCAAGACCAAAGTATTAAAATAACCAATCATGGAACACCCAAACACACCCAGGATCCAAACCGAATTGACGGAAATCATTCAGTCCGTTTGTTCCTTAAAACTAAAAATTGAAATGTGGTTTTTAACATTATTTGGTGGATTCACCATTGGCGGGTTGTCCGCTTTAATTGACGATTGGATTTTTTCCCCGTCAGCGTCTTATTTTGCATTAATCGCATTGATTTGCGCGGACCACATAACGGGCGTGACGTTAGCAATCAAACACGATAAATTTGAAACGCGCAAAGCGTTGCGAATATTTTGGACCGTATTGTCCCACACGGGATTGTTGGTTTTTGCCACCAATTTGGCCAAGGGATCCGACATTTTGTTTTGGCTCAATGAGGGCGTTTTCGTTCCATTGGTCGTTGTGAACTTGTTGTCATTGGTCAAAAATTTATCGTTGTTGGGTTATGTGAAAAAAGATTTCGCAAAATTTTTGTATCGCAAAGTTGACGCATATAAAAACCATTACATTGAAAAAAATGAAGTTCAAGAATAATTGTTTGATCTTATTGATCATAATCGTGTCATTGTCGTCGTGTATTACCGTCGAACGGTGTCGTAATCGGTTCCCGTGTCCAATCAATACCGAGATTAAAACGGTGATTCGTGACACGACCATTGTGACCAACCGAACCATGTTCGACACGATTGTCCGTTGGTCGTCCCGTGACACCATTTTTGTAAGGGATCAAAAAACCAACATTGAAACCAAAATTGTTTGGTTGCCAGGCGATTCAATATTTGTTAAAACAACATGTCCGCCCGACACCATACGCGTCGAAAAAATCATTCAAACCACCATTAACACCGCAGAGGTTGAAAAGTCCGAAACCATGCCATGGAAATGGTTTATTTGGGCCGTTTTGGCCATTGTTGGAATTATTGCCGT